GCGCTTCTTTCCACTTGGTGGCCTAGTCGGCCTCCAGGGCGATGAGCCCAAAGACTATGGAGTTAAACCCACGGTCCCAACTCATCCCACTGTACAACTGTACTCTTGACAACCCGCAGTCTGACCACGCCAGGGAAGGCAACACCGTTGCCCCCCCCAGTTAGATCAGGCCGCAGACCTAGACGCCGGAAGAGTTTCCTCGACCGATCGTCTATTGTCTCGAGCTCAGCTGGTTCGCCCTGAGGATCCATAATGCGATCATCAGTGTCGGACGCCCGTAGCTTGGCTAATAAAATGCCAAGATACTGTTTCTCTTCTATAAGAGCTGTCTCAACCACATGGTCACAGAGCCATCCTTCCCATTGCTGGAAAAGAGGGTTGCTCTCTGCGATTCTGCGGATCAGCGGGGATGCCTCATCGATGTTACTGATGAAGCCTCCGTCACCTAACGAGTCAGGAATACGCAGGCGAAAAACCGCCGGCACACTCCGAACAAGGAAGGTGAAACACCGTTGCTGCTTCACGTCGCACCCCAGCGATACCGGGGAACGATGAGCGAAGCGGCGAATGGCGTTCGCAAGTCGATAAACCGACAAGACAGAAGACAATCTATCCTTAAGATAGACGGGTTTGCAGTCACGACCGATGTAGTAGTGCACTCCGCAGCTTTCCCTGAAAGGAGAAGTACTATAAAAACTCTTCTCAGGATTTACAACAAAGCCGAAGAATTGCATCATCTCATCGAACGAAGCACGAGCACCTACTGGGATAATAATATCGTCCCCGTAGACGCTGACACCGGATGTGTCACAACCTTCACGTTCAGCGCAACAAAAAGCTATCGCGTAGAATATGAGGGTCTGAAGCGGAAAGGTGAAACCGTTCCCCATTGAGGAGAACTTTTCCCACCGAATCAGCTTCTCGTCGTGTTTACCAAAGTGTGACCTACAAATGTTCAAGAACGAGTACCACTGCGGAGGAATTAAATCTTCCACAACGGCACAAGCGATTGAATCACTTGCAGAGGACATATCCACGGTTGCAGACAAGTTATCTATGCTGGCCTTATGGGCTAGCCTTTGATTTCTTGACTGGTAGCGCAGATCGACCCCACACTTGCGAAGGCGCCGACTAATCACGCGACCCACCCCGAGCTGGAACCAAACATTCAGTCCCGGCTCAACGGCGATGACGCGATTAGTCTTAGCGTTCTTCGGTACAGTGTCAACTCTATTACCAACTTGAAAGGAGATAGATCCCCCGTCAACCAGCCGTCGTACCCATCCAGGGTACCACAGCGGCATAGGCTGGCGAATAAAGTAAAACAAGTCGCGTGTTATTCCAGATTCCATTTGGAACTTGGCAGGAGAACTAGCATCCACACGCTTTATCAGCGTGGAGGCACCAGGTCCCCAGTTGGCACGATCAACCACCTCCTCATATTCAAATTCACCCAGGATTCTTGCGATTTTTTGTCGGATTGCATTTTGCAACCAGACCGTGTTAGGGGTTTTAAGCCTATCACTGCAAGGGTACCGAAAGCGTGAATTCGTCAACCTACATTTCTCTTCAAAGTGATAAAATTTGTCGAGAGCAACCTTATCCAAATCGCGGTCTAATTTTAAAAACTTAGACTTTGACAAGAATTCGGTCGCAACATAGGCATCTCTAAACGTATCCACTGTATAATCAAGTGGGTTAATCTCGAGATCGACCAGCTGTTCATGCTCCCCATTTTCATAGAGGAGCCAGACAGCTAGAGACCTCGGGCAGTCGAGAGACATGAGAAAGTGCTTAATTGCCGAGGACGTAATATCATCGGTAACACGGAAGGTTCGCAATCCTTTAAGGAATTGCTTACCACGCTGCTTAGTAGACATGGTCTGTTTGTTCCTTGGTTACGTTTGTCTATTCTGTCTTTACCAGACAGGGTCGAGGTTCGTAACACAAGCGCCTAATGGTGTTCCCGTGTTGTCACTTGGGGCACCATCGGACGCTTGGATCGTAGCCAGAAAGAGAGATTCGAGCATCGTGAGCAATTGTAGCCGCTCATTATACGTCGACCTCTCCGGCAGGATAAAATCCAAGTGCGCTTGCAACTCGTACGCCTTCGTCGGAGCCGGCTCGATGCCGGTATTCGTAGAAGGAGACGTGGTCGCTAGGCGCGGAACAAAGAGCTTGACAGATGTTTTGTACATCCGGCTAACTTTCGTCGGCTTTCGTACTTGCATCGTCAATCTCGGAAAGCCAACCGTGATACCACCACTACGGTCGACCCACTCAGCAACACCTTCGGCATTTACGCCGTTGGCTGCTAAGGTCGTATCTATACCAACAGTGGCCGAGTTCGTCTTCATGACGCCATCGAAGAACACCGATGATACAGTCTTACCTGTGACTTTAATGTCAGCTTGTGCCGGCATTATATGGACTCCTGAGAAGTACAATTATGATCGTATCTTGCTACCTGCCGCAAATCCAACCCTCAGTAATGCTAAAGCATTTAGTGCGTGCGTTACGGATAACGGATTTTTGAAACTAGGCAGTTCTCTATTCGGAAAGCTCGTGAGAGCCGTACGAACGAGAGCTACGTCGTCCCTAGACCAGCTACCGCTGCACATACTAACGTTCAGACTATCTGGTAAGTTGGGTGCGTAGGATACTATCACGCTTTGCATAGCTTTTGTGAAGACTGTCTTCGACCCCGAGACGAACTCTTTTCCTTGCCATAACGACAAGGTTTCGAGCCACGGCCCTATAGGAAGAAGCCAATCCAACACGAAGCTATACGGTAACACCTCCCAAGCAAGATTAAGAGGGTTCGTAAATCCAGTCTGCTGCAAGAACGTCGTGAGCCTACTAGCCTGCCTATACTCCAGTGTGAAGCGCGTCGTAGTACGGACCTGAGTAAATCGGGTCCCACCTTGACGTGGTGCTTCTCCTGTAGCAAAGAAAGGCGTCGTTGAGTCACTATGCTCCGTAGCACTGGAGGTTACCCGCAGGACACCATTTGGACCATTTCCTCGCCTATTAAGCTCGGAAATTAGCTGTACAGATTCGTGTATGTCATTAAGAAGAGGTTTCCATCCATATTGAATCATGAGCCAATTGCTGGCTGTAGACTCAGATTTAGATGGATTCTTCCCACGCGCATACTTGTCCTGTGCAGGATGGTACAAAAGTTTTA